GCAAATGACCCCAAGAAGGGTGAGCGCAAGCAGCCGGAACTGCCGCCGACGCTGCGCAGCGTGCCGGCCGCGGAGTCTGCCGACACCAGCGGCAACCGCTTTGCCGCGCTCGATCGTCTGCTGGAAAACGATCCGATGGCGCACGAAGAGGCATTGGCGAAGATGAGCAAGGCAGATCGCGACGCCTACATGGCCGCAGCATAACGGGAGACGGACATGAAAAAGCAATTCATCAAGCCGTCAGTGGGCCGCGTCGTTCTGTATTGGCCGAGCGCGAACGATCGCGAATTAGGCATGGAGGTGATGAACTCTACGCAGCCGTTCTCCGCGAGCGTTGCATTCGTGCATAGCGATCGCATGGTCAATCTGCAAGTCGCGGACCATCGCGGCCTTACGTGGTTCCGCGAGGGAGTGCAGCTTGTGCAGGGCGACGGCGAAGACTTCGCGCTGATAAACGGGCAGGCGCACGCCGAATGGATGCCGTATCAGCAGGCTCAGGCGGCAAAGCACGCGGAGCCGCCGAAGATCGGCGAGGATGGCCCGCTACTGGCCGAGCCGAAGACGCTGGCGCCGTACCAGCAACGCGTGGTGAAGGAAAAGGCGGAACTGGACGGCAAGCTCGAAGCGCTGTGCGCCTTCATCAAGGGCGAGCGCTTCATGAGTCTCGACGTCGCAGAACGCCAGCGCCTTCTCACGCAGTCGCGCGCGATGGCTGACTACTCCGTTATCCTGGGCGAGCGCATCGCTGCATTCTGAAAACCAAGGGACCGACTGTGCTGAAAATTGACCTGAAGCCCAACGAGAGCGTGCGGATTGGCGACAACATTGTTGTGACGCTCGAGGAGAAATCCGGGCAGATCGCGCGCCTGTCGTTCGATGCGCCGAAGTCGGTCCCGATCAAGCGCGTGCAGCCGGCGACGCCCGCAAACGTCGCCGCGTCGTATGGCCTTGGCATGAACTAGCATTTTTTCGCGCTATATGGTTGCATTTTAGAACCACTAAAGCGAGAATCCGACCAACGAAGCGCAGGAGTGCGACGTGGAACCGTTAATCCATTCATGGAGCACTCCGCATGTCTCAGACCGTTGTCCCGTTTGGCGACGTAAAAGCCCAAAAGAAGTGGTCGGCCAACCTCGCGGTTGACTCGGCCAAGAAGTCGTATTTCGAAGGCAAGTTCATCGGAACCGACGACAACTCCATCATCCAGCGCAAGACCGAACTCGAAACCGACGCAGGCGACAAGGTTTCGTTCGATCTCTGCGTTCAAATGCGCGGCGAGCCGACGTACGGCGACAAGCGCCTGAAGGGCAAGGAAGAGCAACTCAAGTTCTTCACGGACGAAGTTGCGATCGACCAGGTGCGTAAGTCGGCATCGGCCGGCGGCCGCATGACGCAAAAGCGCACGGCACATAACCTGCGCCAAGTCGCGCGTGACCGTCTCGGCGACTACTTCGGCCGTCTGGTCGATGAAATCCTGTTCATGTACCTGTCGGCATCGCGCGGCGTGAACGCGGACTTCATCGAAAGCCTCGCGTACACCGGCTTCGCCAACAACCCGTTCAATGCACCGGACGTGGACCACATCATGTACGGCGGCGTCGCGACCAGCAAGGCATCGCTGGCGACAACCGACACGATGAGCCGCGTCCTGGTCGAACGCGCACAGGTGAAGGCCAGCATGATGCAGGCCATGAACCCGGACACGGCGAACATGGTCCCTGTGTCGATCGAAGGCACGGAAGATCGTTACGTGTGTCTCATGTCGCCGTTCCAGGAGTTCCAGCTGCGCACGCAAGACGCTGCAGGCTGGCTGGAAATCCAGAAGGCGGCCGCAGCCGCTGAAGGCCGAAACAACCCGATCTTCAAGGGTGGCCTCGGCATGATCGGCAACACGATTCTCCACTCGCACCGCAACGTTATCCGCTTCTCGGACTACGGCGCGGGCGCGAACCTGCCGGCGGCACGCGCGCTCTTCATGGGCCGTCAAGCCGCGGTGATTGCGTACGGCTCGAAGGGCGGCCTGCGCTACACCTGGAAAGAGGAAATGGAGGATTACGACAACGAGCCGACCGTTGCATCGGGCTTCATCGGTGGCGTGAAGAAGACGCAGTTCAACGGCAAGGACTTCGGCGTGATCTCGATCGACACGTACGCGAAGGACCCGAACACGTAATCGGCGCTGCAAGGGTCAGCAATGCTGGCCCTTCCTTCCTTTCTGCATCCATAGCGGAGTTTTAAATGACTCAGATTCAATCGAAGTTCGTCACCGGTCAAAAGACCGTCGCGACGCCCGATCAAGCGGGCGACGTCTGCGCCCAGGTGTTCTACATCGACCTCGCGGCCGCGCTCGCGCTGAACGATATCGTCGAACTCGGCGTGCTGCCCGCGTATTCGCGCGTGGTGGACGCAACGCTCGACTGCGACAAGCTCGATACGGGCGGCGCACCGACGCTCTCGCTCGACGTCGGGATCATGTCGGGCGTCGTGGGCGTGCTCGACGGCGCACGTACGTGCGGCAATGAACTGTTCGCGGGCGATACGTCGGCGCGTACGGGCGGTACGATCGCGCGCCTGGCGAAGAACGCGATCTTGCGCACTGCCGAAACCGACAAGGACCGCTCGATCGGCGTGAAGGTCGCGGCGGGGCCGCAAGTCGGCGCCGTGACGGGCCGTATCGCGCTGACGCTCTACTACATTCAGTAAGCACGGCGAAGCAGGGCAGTACATCAATAACGAAGGGGCTTAGATGCCCCTTCTTTCAAAGGACAACCATGAAGATCAAGTGCATTCTGTTGCGCCAAGGTGGCACGCATGTCGAACTGCGCGGCACGAACTACCACTTTGCGCCGCAAGCCGACGGCCAGCACGTCGCGGAAGTGACCGACGAGGCGCACATCGCGCGCTTCCTGTCGATTCCTGAAGCCTATCGCGTGGTCGTGGAAGCGGCGCCGGCCGCACCGACGCCCGTAGCTGCGCCTATCTCGGCGCCGACGGCTGCGCTGAATCCGGGCGTTACCGACCCTGCATTGCTCGGCGTCAACGCTGCGTGGACGCCCCCGCCGGTTCCCCCGCAGGGTGGCGAGCAGGGCAACGGCGGTTCGAATGGCGGTTCGCTTGAGTCGGGCGACGGCGATCCGGTCACGGACACGTCAGAGCTACGCGCCATGCTGGCCGCGCAATACAAGGAGCGTTTCGGCCGCTTGCCGCATGGCAAATGGGACGCAGCGAAGATCGACGCTGAACTGAAGAAGAGCGCCGAGTAATGACGATCATCGCGCAGGACGTACTGGACCGCGTAGGCAACGTGCTCAACGACGACGCGATGGCGCGCTGGACGTTGGCAGAGCGCTTGCGCTGGCTCCATGATGGTCTGCGCGAGATTGCCATGCGCAAGCCGTCCGCGCTCGAGCGCACCAGCGTTTGGACGCTCGTCGCGGGCACGCGGCAGGCGCTGCCCGATGACTCGCTTCGCCTGATCGACATGCCGCGCAACATCGCGGCCGATGGCACGACGCCAGGCTACGCGATCACGCCCGCATCGCGCGGCGAACTCGATACGCAGATGCCTGACTGGCACATGGCTCGCGCATCGGCGCGCATCAAGCATGTGCTGTACGACTACGAATCCGATCCGCTTCACTTCTACGTCTATCCGCCTGCCGCAGCTGGCACAAAGGTAGAGGCGCTCGACTGTCTTAATCCGCCCGTTGTCGCAGCTGCCGCTGACGTCCTGCCCGTCCGCGACAGCTACGTCAGTGCGCTGACGTCTTTCGTGCTCTACCGCGCGCTGTCGCGCGAGAGCGAGGACGGAAGCGGCCAACTTGCGGCCGCGCATTACTCGGCATTCGCTGGCGCGCTCGGCGAAGTGCAGCAAGCGGCGCAGGCCGCGCAAACCGCAGGAGTGTGACCGTGCGCGATCTCGATGTTTTCTTGCCGAAGATTTTGCCGTCGGCGATGGGCGTATCCGAGCCGACGGCGCTCGACGCCGTGCGCGACACCATCGCGGAGTTTTGCAAGCGCACGCGCCTGTGGCGCTTCGACGAAGAGTTCGATGTGTCGACGGCCGATTCGCAGGCTATCGCGGCACCGTACGGCGCGCTGCTACTCGACATTGAGCGCGTGAACTTCAACGGCTGCAAGCTCGACCCGACTTCGACGCAATGGCTTGACTCGCACGTATGCGACTGGCGCACGGCTGACCCGTCGGGCAATCCTAAGTGGTACACGCAGACCACGCCAGGAACCATCACGCTCGTACCGGCCGCCGCCGGCACCGTGCGAGTGTGGGCAACGCTGCAACTGAGCCAGGACGCAGAGCAGGCGCCCGACTTCATCGCGGACGAACACCGTGAAACGATCGCGCACGGCGCGCTTGGCCGGATTCTCATGCTGCCCGGCAAGCCCTACAGCAACCCGAGTCTCGCGCAGGCCCGCCAAGCTCTCTTCGAGCGCGATATCGACGGCCTCAAATCGAAGGTAATCCGTGGTCAACAGCGCGCGTCCGTCGGCTCGCGCGCGCAATTCCTGTAATCGCCCATGACCTTCCCGCCGATTCCCGACACGTTCATCGACGCGCCGAAGTCGCGCGTCATCCTGGTCCCGCCCGACTCGTCTCCGCTGATCGCGACCATCGCGAAGAAGCCCGACGAGCAGCTCGACTACGATTTCTATTACACGCG